AGCACGCCAAACCAACCAATGCAGGAAAATGAATTAGAGGAAGAAGTCGATGAATCCCTAGATGAACAACTAGAGGAAGCATTCAATGATATGCTTCGTCTAAGTGGTTTAGAAAAAAAAAATTTAGACGAATCTAAATTAGTCAGCGAAAAAGCTGTTAGTAAACAACAGCAAAAGTTCATGGGCATGGTACACGCCATGCAAAAAGGCGAAAAGATAAAAGGAGCCAGCCCTGAACTTAAGAAAGTTGCCAAAACTATGGGCAAGAAAGATGCCAAAGACTTTGCTGCTACCAAGCACAAAGGCTTACCACAAAAGGTCACAGAAGGTCTAAATTTAATGTTAGACGAAGAAGGCCACACATTGAATCATATTGTAAATCGATACAAGCATGAAGTTAAAAGTTTTTTAGGTGGCGCAGACATGTCTGAGAATCTTTATGATGCATTGTATGATTACTACGTTGATCGTGGCGAAATGCCTTATGGTATTGCCAAAGCAAGAGAAGGTGATCCGCACCAATGGGTGTCAGATCGTTTCTATTCAGAAATAGGTGGCAACATGAACGAAGCACCCGTTTACGAAGTAGCAGCAGATGACACACTAAATGAACTAGCTAAATTGGCTGGTCTCAGCGAAAGTCGTGTAGACGAATGTGGCGACATGGGCATGGATCAACGTGATTCGATGAATGTGAGTACAAACATGAGCAGTGACGGAACAAAGAGTGTTACTATCTCTGCGCAAGGCGACAAGGCAGAAGAACTTTTATCTATGTTGAAATTAGCAGGAATGGAAGGTGGCAATAAACCGTCTATGCTAGTCGTTTCAGATGACGAAGAAATGATGGAGGCGGATCGCGAAACTGAATACGCCAACACTCCAGAAGAAGAATATGAAACTGTAGACAGAATTATTCGTCAAGGCAACGATCTAAACCGCGAGAAGAAGCAATTTGCCAACATGCCCAAGGCTGGTGACAATCCAATGGCCACTGATGCTATGCTTGATGAAGAACTGTCAGCACTGCTAGATAGCGTACTAGTAAGAGAAGCTGAGCCCCGTAGACCCAAAGGCGACACAGGCCAGGCTGAAATTTTTACAGCCGATCTTGGTATTCAACCACCGAGTCCAGATGAAGGTCCTGTAGGTAAGTCACCTGCTGCTCCCAAAGCGCCTGCTGCTCCTAAAGCACCTGTTGTCACACCAGGAATCAAACGATGAAAACTCTAAGAGAATACATCGAGCAAGTTGAAGAATCATATGAGGATCCCTCAGTAGGCGATTATTTTGATTTAGAAATTGCTAGAGATGAAACGCTATTAGAAACTTATGTTGTTGATGTAATGGAAGATGGTATTGTAATCGAGGCAGATGACACTATGTTACAGATTCTAAGACAAGTGGGATATCTCAATGAGAATTCGAACTTGCCCCCTGCACAAGATTCTACCAGCCCTATAAATGGCGATGAGAATATCGAAGAGGATGTTTATCACGATGTAAAATTTGAAACATCACCAGACAATGATTTAGAAGAGGCAGAATATCGCGGTCGTAACGTTCCCCTTGGTAAGAAGATGAAGGGCGATGTTAAGAAAAGTAAAGTATATGTAAGAAAGCCAAATGGCAATGTAGTCAAAGTTGAATTTGGTGATCCTAACATGCGTATTAAAAAGTCAAATCCTAAACGTCGTAAAAGTTTCAGAGCCAGACACAACTGCGACAATCCAGGGCCACGTTGGAAGGCAAGATATTGGTCTTGCAGAAGTTGGTAAATGACTGATCCGAGGTTTTTTAGGCGGTATTTAGATATCATTGCTGAAGAACCCGCATCTGCAACAGCCAATGTAGGTGACAATTCTAGTTTTACTGTAGACAAATCTACTAAAACAGTCACAGGCACTACAGATGTAGCAGGTACAAAAGTTACAGCCAAACAGGATCTCTCACCAGGCGGAGCAAGTTCAGTTTCAGCTTCACGACAAGTAGCACCAAATTTAACTGCAACAGTCACACAAAGTAGTCCTGCATATAACAAAGGACAGTTGGCAGGTACATCGCAAGTTCAAACGTCCTACAAAGACACCGCAGGCGCATTAGGTACACCTGGACAAACACATAATGTTCGGGTAGACAAAGGTGTAGGGTTTGGCGGAGCAGGTAAAAATATTCAACCTGGTCAAAATATACAAACAACCTACACAAAATCATAAAAGGAAAATCAATGAAAAAATTATTAGCAGTTCTATTATTAGTACCAGGTTTAGTGTTAGCTCAAAAGGCACCACAAGGTGTCACATATGATGCACAAGTAGTTAGAGTCAACGATGGTGATACCGTGGTAATTGCAGCACAATTTTTACCTGCTCCGCTAAAGCCTGAATTGGCTGTGAGAGTATTCGGAGTTGATACTCCAGAAAAAGGCCATCGTGCCATGTGCCCCAGCGAAGCCCAACGCGGCGAAGCTGCAACTGCATTTACCAAAAATGCTGTAGCCAAGTCAGTCAAACGTCAAGTTATACTTTATGGTTGGGACAAGTTTGGTGGGCGTGTGTTAGGTGATATAATACTAGATGGACAGAGCCTACGTGCCATGCTAATTGCAAACGGATTCGCTAGAGAGTATTATGGCGAAGCAAAACAGTCATGGTGCAACTAGGACCGGACATGCCCGAAGATGATCGCCCTGTTGTACCATACGGCGATCATTAATGAAATGGATTTTTGTGTTAATGGTCCTTGTAGTAGATGATGGTGTTTGGCGCGAGTGGAACACTTACCCTACACTTGGTGCATGTGAAGAAATAATATCAGTAATTAGATATCACAGAGAAGAAAAAATACAAGCCTATTGTTTAGCCAGAGAAATCAATGAATGATATTGAACAATTAAAAGTGTTAGCCGGTATTGGTAATCGTGCAGTTATGCAAGAGTACCGGGGCTTTGCTGGCAGCAATATCAGTGTAACCGGCAATGAAAAAGGCGAACTCATGAAGAAACATGATATTCGCCCTGGAACTGACGCCTGGTTTAAACTTTGGTTTAGCAAGCCCTATCTTACAGGCGAGCGGCCAATCTAGGCTGCTTCCGCATCTCTACCTAAATATTGATTCCATTTAGCATCTCTAACTCTAAAAGGGCTGTGCTTCCAGGCCGCAGCCAATGCCCAATAATCAGGTCGATAAGGTTTTTGAATAGGCTTTTTTAACTTGTTTGCTTTGGCAAAATTGCATGCCTTGCAACTTGTTACACAATTTTCCCAATTGGTTTGCCCACCTAAGCTCAACGGAATCACATGATCAATAGTTAGATCCTTAAAGTCAAATGTATCTTCGCAGTATTGACACTGATAAAGATCACGCAAGTACATGTTGTGTCTAGTAAAGTTTACGCGACGTTTGAAATTGAAGTATTCTTTGGTAATAGCAACACTGGGCACATTTAGTGCCAATTTTTCACTATGTACTATCCAATCAGAATAGGTTTCAATCACAGTAATTCTACCCAAGAACATGAGTTTGATAGCATGACGCCAATCAATTACGCTTAGTGGAAGAACACTGATAGGTTGATAATCTTTGTTTAAAAGTAGAGTATGAGCCATAAGTAAAATTATGTTAAAGCCTAATGATAGTATTATAAAGAGTCCGTATCAAAAAGTCAACATGACCGAGGACCAGATATTAGAATTTGCCAGATGTGCAGATCCTGATTCAGGTCCTGAGTATTTTATGAGCAATTATTTTTATATACAGCATCCTGTAAAAGGTAAAATGTTGTACGAACCTTTTGAATATCAAAGAAAGCTTATAGATACTTATCACAACAACAGATTCAGTATTAGCCTAATGCCCAGACAAACAGGTAAAACCACAAGTGCAGCTGGTTACCTGTTATGGTTTGCCATGTTTAGGCCAGATTCAACAATATTGATTGCAGCACACAAATACACCGGTGCCCAAGAAATCATGCAACGTGTGCGCTATGCTTACGAATTATGCCCGGACTGGATCAGAGCCGGTGTTACCAGTTATAACAAAGGGTCGATTGATTTTGAAAATGGATCAAGAATTGTAAGTCAAACAACCACTGAAACCACTGGCCGAGGTATGAGTATTACTTTACTCTACTGTGACGAATTTGCATTCGTCAGGCCCACTATTGCCAAAGAGTTTTGGACAAGTATATCGCCCACACTCAGTACCGGTGGTAAAGCTATTATTACTAGCACTCCTAACAGTGACGAAGATCAATTTGCATATATTTGGAAACAGGCAAACAAAATAATAGACGAATTTGGCAATCCCAGAGCAGATGGCCTGGGCGTAAATGGATTCAAAGGATATCAGGCTGCATGGTGGGAGCATCCTGACAGGGACGAACAATGGAAAGCTGAAGAAATTGGTAGAATTGGTGAGGAACGTTTTAGACGTGAACACGGTTGCGAGTTTCTGATTTATGACGAAACACTTATTAACAGTATTACTTTATCAGAACTTGAAGGGCGTGATCCTGTAGAACTACAGGGCCAAGTGCGTTGGTTTCAAAAACCTCAAAAAAATCGTACTTATGCAATTGGTTTAGATCCCAGCTTGGGTACCGGGGGAGATATTTATTACAGTGTAGAAAATAACACTTTGGGTGAAGCTGCATTAATTGTAATAGCCGAGTTTGGCGAAGAGAACATAAAGGGCACTTTTTTAAGTCAACCAATCAAAATAGGACAGGCAAGAATACATAGGAAAGGGTTCACTACTACAAACAAAACAAAATTGGCAGTTTGTGCCAAATTGAAAAATTTAATAGAAAACCGTAAAATGATAATTTGTAGTAAAAATTTAATCAGTGAGCTTAAAACATTTGTAGCCAGCGGCGCAGGATTTGCTGCCAAAATTGGGGAAACGGATGATCTTGTATCCGCTACCTTGCTTTCGCTTAGAATAATACAGTCATTGCAAAGTTATGATGCTGATCTAGATCAAAAACTGCGTGATACTACCGACGATTATATCGCACCTATGCCTTTTATAATGATTTAACGATAAATAATACATTATGCGTGAACTAGACAAAATATCAGCAGCACTATTTGATAAAATCCGTAGCAGATTTGACAGTGTGAATATTGGGGACGACAAAGCCCAAAGAGTATCAGATCCGGAACAAGCAAGGTTTTTTAATTTTGATTATGTTAGCGATGATGGTAAAAACTTTGGTAATGTTACAATTAGCCTAATTGATGAAAATAGCTTGAAGATTTATTATGGATCAAATATCACTGACGGATTAGACGAAATACAATCCAAAGAGTGGTTTGCCTTTTTACGCGATTTAAAGAATTTTGCTCGTAGAAATATGTTAACTTTTGATACTAGAGACATTAACAGAAGTAACTTGGATTTGAAAGATATTAGACAACAGGCCGGTACAGACGCCACTTTTAGTAAAGATGAATTGGCTATAAGCGAAGGCCGTTTATATGGCATGGGCAATAACAAACGTGTGAGTTTTGGTGATGTTGGCACTCACAAAATTATTATTAAACACCGAGATCAAATCAATCCAGAAAAGCGTGGAGATCGTGCTCGACAGATTGAGCATGTGTTTATTGAAACACCTGTAGGCGAAAGATTTCTACTAGACTACACAAATTTACATGGCGCAAGAGCAGTAGCAAATCATTTACGCCACGGTGGTTCAATTGGCGACGAAGGCAGTAAGTTAATCAACGAAATGGTCAAGGAAATGGCCAGCATGAAACATTTTGTTCGTTCAATGCGTAATCGTACTTTTGAAGATGCAGAAACAACCGGTATGGTTGAGGCTGCTATGCACAGATATAATGAAGTAAAAGAAAAATTAAAAAAGTTTCAAGGTCGTCAAGGACAACAACTGTTGATGGATATGTTGGCAGATTCGCATGACGTAGACCAAGAAGTAGATATTGATGAATTACGCGAAAGATTTGTTAAAAAGATCTACGATGATAGATTTAATGAAGCATTACCATATGTGTACAAAGCCTATCAAAACAGAAAACGAACAAACACCGCCGAAACGGCAGAATTTGAATCATGGGCTACCGGTGTAACCGAAACCACTTGGGATTCCGATTCAGACGACATTGACGAAGATAATTTAGCAAGACTATTTCAAAAACCAATTGCAGCTGGTATGGATGGTGTAGATGGTATTGCTGCGATAGATCACGTCCAAGATTTAAATGCAGAAGATTTGCAAAATTCAATAAAAAAATTATCACAGGTACAAGGACCAGATGCAGACATTAGAAACACAATCATCGGTTGGTTGATGTCGAACGGTGAACGAGCACTTGCCCAAAGCTTGCTTGCAATGATGCAGCAACAAAATGCTAATACACAACCAGCACCACAACAACCCACACCACCGCAGCAACCAGTTGGTGCTTCAACAATGGATCAACCAGTTGTGAGTGAAGATGTAGAAATGATTCGTTGGTTGAGTGGTTTGATTAAAAAATAAACAAAAAACTTTTGACACGCTAAATACATTTGTTATACAATTGCACGGTGCAGTTGTATATCTAGGCACAAACATTATGGCATTTTATAAGGAGAAACATTATGGCCACATCTTTAGCAGAAATTCGCGCTAAACTACAAGCGCAAGAAAACCGTTCACAAGGCGGGCAATCACAAGGCGATAACGCCATCTATGCACACTGGAACATTCCAGAAGGCTCTAGTGCAAAAATTCGATTCTTACCAGACGCAAACACAAACAACTCGTTCTTCTGGGTTGAGCGACTGATGATTCGCTTGCCATTTGCAGGCATCAAAGGACAAGCAGATTCAAAGCCTGTTGTAGTACAAGTACCTTGTGTAGAAATGTACGGCGACGCCTGCCCTATCTTGGCAGAGGTTCGTACTTGGTTCAAAGATCCAGGTCTAGAAGAAATGGGTCGCAAGTATTGGAAAAAGAAATCATATTTGTTCCAAGGTTTTGTAAGAGAAAATCCACTAGCGGACGACAAAACACCTGAGAATCCTATTCGTAGATTCGTTATTAGTCCCCAGATCTTTAATTTAATCAAGGCTGCACTAATGGACCCAGAACTAGAAAGCATGCCTACAGATTACACCGCTGGATTGGATTTTACTGTTACTAAAACCAGTAAAGGTGGTTACGCAGATTATTCAACTAGCAAGTGGAGTCGTAAAGAGACTGCACTAACAGCACAAGAACAAGGTGCCATTGATAGTTTTGGTCTCTATAACCTAAGTGACTTCTTGCCAAAGCGTCCTGGCGAAGTAGAATTAAAAGTTCTCAAAGAGATGTTTGAAGCCAGCGTAGATGGACAAGCATACGATCCAGATCGTTGGAGTCAATACTACAAGCCCAGTGGCTTTCAAGGTCGTGGCGGCGACGATGTAGAGGCTGCTGCTCCTGTACCAAAAGCAGCCGCTACTCCTACTCCAGTTCAATCAGCTGCACCATTTGATGTGGATGAAGAGGATGATGCACCAGTCGCTACTGCTCCAGTGCAGGCAGCACCAGCTAAACCTTCCAGTCAGCGAGCCGAGGACATCTTGGCTATGATTCGTAACAGAGCAAAGTAATAAAATAGTGGGCTCAATGCCCACTATTTTTTCCTATGAAAATACTACTAGTATTTGAAAATTCAGGTGATGTTATTCCTTTTTCAGTAAAGTATAATCATGACCTTGTTGAATACTTTGTTCATACTACAGAAACAAAGTCTCAAAATTCTTTTGATGTAGATAACATTTTTGTAACCAATATTGATTCTAAATTAAGTGAATTACATTGGGCTATAACAAAAACCAATGAAGTCTTAAATTATCTAACAGACCAAAGTTTTGTTCAAAAAAATAATTTCCTTGAATATTTAGATCAGGCATTTCTTAATAAAATTCATTCGGACTGGGTAGTTTCACAATGTGAAAAAATTAATATAGATAAACTTAGATTAAGTACTGTTAGAGATAAATCAAAGTTTGGTCATATGCTACACGAAATGTATCCTGATGAAATAAGAACTATTAGTATCGCAGAAGCACTTAGTAAATTAGGATATATTTTCCCTTATGAAGAAGTTAACATGGGAGTTCATAGATTAGAATCATGCTTTACTGATATAGAATTTAAAACTAAAGATAAATGGGAAGTGTTTCATAATCCATTTGTTGAAAACATGGTAACTAACAATGATATAGTAAATTTTTCATTTGCGTATACGTATGTTGGTAGGCAGTTCTATAATAAATTTAGATTTTTTGATCTAAACTTAGAAAATCCCGACAATTACAATTATGAAACTTTGGAATTCGCTTTTCAAATAAATTTAAGTCAGCCCGAAACTATTCCATTTAGTAAAGAAGCAATAGATTGGGCAAGTAAAAACAATATAAAGCTTGTGGCAGAAAAAATTCCCATTGGGAACATTATTAACTTAGAGCAACATCTGTTTGATTACAGAAAACTTTTATATAATAATATTAAACAACAAAATAAAGCAAAATTAATTTTAGAATGAGGATAAAAAGATTATGGCAACTAAACCATTTGACGTAAGCAAATTTCGTAAAAGTATTACAAAAAGTATTGACGGTATCAGTGTGGGATTCAATGACCCAACAGACTGGATCAGCACAAACAACTACGCTCTTAACTATCTTATCAGCGGGGACTTTAATAAGGGCATTCCGATGGGTAAGGTTACTGTATTTGCTGGCGAATCTGGTGCGGGTAAATCCTTTATCTGCTCTGGAAATCTCGTCAAGAATGCACAAGAACAAGGCATATATGTTATTCTCATTGATACTGAGAACGCACTTGATGAAGCGTGGTTACACGCACTCGGTGTGGACACTAGTGAGAACAAACTTCTCAAACTCAATATGGCCATGATTGATGATGTTGCCAAGATGATCACCGAGTTTGTGAAAGAATACAAAACACTACCTGAAGATCAAAGACCTAAAGTATTAATCGTACTAGACAGTCTGGGCATGTTACTAACTCCTACAGATGTCAATCAGTTCGAAGCCGGCGACTTGAAAGGTGACATGGGCCGTAAGCCCAAAGCACTAACTGCCTTGGTTCGTAACTGTGTGAATATGTTTGGCAGCTTAAACATCGGGTTAGTTGCCACCAATCATACCTATGCAAGTCAAGATATGTTTGATCCGGACGATAAGATTAGCGGTGGACAAGGCTTTATCTATGCAAGTTCAATTGTGGTTGCTATGCGTAAACTCAAACTCAAAGAAGATGAAGATGGCAACAAAGTTACAGAAGTAAAAGGTATTAGAGCAGCTTGCAAGATCATGAAAACACGCTATGCAAAACCATTTGAAAGTGTGCAGGTCAAGATTCCTTATGAGTCCGGTATGAATCCTTATAGCGGACTTGTGGACATGTTTGAAGGAAAAGGTTTATTACAGAAAGAAGGTAATAGTCTTAAATACACGCTAGCAGATGGTACAGTAATCAAGCAGTTTCGTAAAGCTTGGGAACGTAACGAAGATAATAGTCTTGATCGTGTGATGAAAGACTTTGCTGCTAACCCACATAAAGATACCACTGCTGTTCAACCAGAAGAGGAAACTGTCGAATGAGTATTGATGTTGAAGTGTTAATTGAATCTTATATTACGCTCAAGGAATACATTCCTGCCAAAGAACGACAAGCAGCCGCTGACAATTTAGTCAGCATGCTTGTTGATAATTTAAGCGACAAAGAGCTAAGAGAATTTGGTGGCACTGATAGTTATACCAAACGTGCCATTGAAGAATATCTCGACGACGAAGACGAAGAAATTGATTACGAAGACTAATGTGGTATAATCGTGTTGTTGCAGACCTTGGAGAAATTCCGGCCTTCATTGATTATTATGAAGGTGAACTTGCGCAGGCAAAAACAGAGACATTTATACGAGGTAATGTTGAAAAGTCCGCTGCGAATCTACCGGGTATTACAGAGCACAGATTTAACCAGCTTCAGGAGATCGAGGCTGTACTTAACTATCTTAATATACAACTTCGCAAGATTAGACGAAAGCATTTTCAAAAATACTTGGAATCTTATGCCCGAGCTCTTACAGCTCGCGACGCTGAGAAATATACAGATGGCGAGGATGAAGTCATTGACTTTGAGACTATCATTAACGAAGTTGCTCTTCTTAGAAACAAATGGCTTGGAGTTATGAAAGGTCTCGAAAGCAAAAACTTCATGCTAGGTCACGTTGTACGACTGCGTACAGCCGGCATGGAAGATATTGTGGTGTGATGGATTACAAAGATTACGCAAACAAAATATTACGAGAATGGGCACTATGCTCTACAGCTCGTCCAAAAAATAATGCTGTAGATATACAAATAGAAAAAGATACTTGTGGTCGTTGGGCTGTAAATTTAATTCACAATCTAAACTGGGGGTCTGATCAAGAGCTAGCCGAGGCCTGTTACCAACTAGAATCTAGACTTAAACCCCTGAAAGAAAAATTAGTTATTGAGGTTTTACAAAATGGGTCTGTTTAAAAATTCGCAGGAAAGTTACAATCATACTCAATTTATAAGAGACTTGCTATATGAGTATGATACCTTTCTAGACAGTCTGGAAGTGGTTGCTGACTTTGGCTGCGACGATGGATCCAATATTGAATGGTGGGCTACATTAGAAACCAGAGATGATCCTCCTGAACCTAGAAATTATATATGTTATGCAGTGACTTCTAACACTAAAAAAATTAGAAGTGAAGTTAGTGCTCTCGAAAATGTAAAAGTCATTGAAGCCAACTTAGAAGATCCTGTTCGTTTTATTCCTAGACAAATAGATTTAGTATGGTGTCATGACACTTTTCAATTTATTACTAACCCAATAGGCACTCTACGCCAATGGAACGAAATGATGAGTGTAAACGGAATGTTGATTCTTACAGTTCCGCAAGCAGTTCATTATAAACACAACAGACTCAATAACATCAGCCACAATGGTTGGTACTACAATCATAACATTGTTAATTTAATGTACATGCTTGCTGTAAATGGGTTTGATTGCCGCGATGCATATTTTACAAAAAAAGAAAACGATATGTGGTTGTATATCGCTGTCTATAAAAGCGAAATTGAACCCATGAATCCGCAAACTACCACATGGCATGATCTAATAGATCTAAAACTAGTAAATGAAAGTGTTGAATATTGTATAAACACTTACGGTTACGTTAGGCAAGATGAAATAATTACCACTTGGTTAGATAAAGATTTTCATAGAATAAAAGAATGAAAATAGTAATAGCTACTGGAGGATTTGATCCTTTACATTCAGGGCATATAAAATATCTCAATCATGCAGATCATTTAGGTGATTGGCTCGTTGTAGGGCTCAATTCGGATGAATGGCTTACACGTAAGAAAGGTAGGCCATTTATGTCATGGCACGAGCGTATGACAATTCTTGACAATCTACACATGGTAGATCGTGTAATTGAATTTGACGACAGTGATGGCACTGCCTGTGATGCAATACGTAAAACAAAAGAAATGTTTCCTGACGACGATATTGTTTTTGCTAATGGTGGCGACAGAAATCAAGACAATATCCCTGAGATGATCTTTGATGATGTTGAATTTGTGTTTGGAGTCGGAGGTGAAGACAAACTCAACAGCAGTAGTCATATATTAAAAAAATGGACCAGTGTCGAAGTAGAAAGACCTTGGGGTTCTTACACAGTGCTTAATGAAATTCCTGGTGCCAAAGTAAAAACTCTGGTAGTAAAACCCGGGCAAACTTTAAGCATGCAACGCCATCAATTCCGTAGTGAATATTGGATGGTTACTGAAGGATCCTGTATGATCAACATGGCCATGCCAGGTGACTTAACTAATCCTCCTAAAATATTGAGCAAGTACGATGAATGGCGTGTGCCTGCCAATGCTTGGCATCAGTTAACAAATCCTTTTACAAAGCCATGCACTATTGTTGAAATACAATACGGTGAACAGTGTGTGGAAGAAGATATTGAAAGATTATAAACTTAGATAATCTTTGCTGTTATTGTATGTCCACTGCTGTAACCAGTGTTCAACATCGGCTCCATTTTGTGGGTTTTTACTTTCGATATACTGCTCGAGTTCTGATTTTGATTGATTAGGAAACATTTCACGCAGACGCTCTACAAGACTTTGCCAGTCCATTTTTGATACTCCTTTAAGTGTATAGATATTTATTGCATTGCAACATGAATAAACAGAATAGATAAAACCGGTAAATATGTTATTATGCGCGATCTTATAAACATTATCCTTAACGAAGTCACCTTAAGCAAATACGGCCCGGGTCATAAATTTATTTTTAGTAACAGTGCTGCCGGACAACAACTGTCCAGTCAATTGGCTGCCTTAGGTCTTGACACAGCTGGTATTATTGAGCTTACAAACAAATCTAAAGGTCTTGAGTCCTTGATTGACAAAAGCGAGATAATCACACGATTTGGCAAAGGAACAGATGTATATGAATTCCGTACCGAAGACGATGTGTATTTTTATGTTATAGGAACCACAGGCACCATTGAAACTGCTTTAAACCACAGTAAAGAAAGTACTATCAGTAATAAAGGTGAAGTAAGTGAAGGTATACTTGGTGCAGCCATGTTTGCTAAATTTACCAAAAGACAACCTGGCGAAGAAGTAGGACAAGTTACCCCAGCAGACATCACAAATGTGTTGGACACTCTACAAGCTCAAGGAGACGACACTTATAGTGTCACAGTCAATGATGCCGAAAGCGACATTGCTGACACAATTAGTTTTATACTAAAGTTAAAAACTGCACCTTACCAAGATCTAATGAATCCGCTCAAACGTAAGTTATTAGCAAATGAGCTTGCTAGTGCTGCTGCCTACGTTAATAATCCAATGGCTGAAAGATACAGCAAGTATTTTTATATTAATGGTCGTGCTGATGAAATCAATATCATGGCAGACGGTGCTGCCAGTGAAACAGAAAAGAAATCAGATGTTTGGGTAGCTATCAAAGATAAAAATGGTGCCATGCGCACACTTAAATTGAATGCCAGTTTGAAAGTTGGTGGAGTAGCACAATTTGGACAAGTAGGTGGCACAAGCGTCGAAACAATGAATAAACTGTTTGGATACTTTGGAATAGATGTATCTCCTTATACAGCCAAATACGAACAAGAAGCCAAAAAAGATCAGTTCAAAGCAATTGAATACATGTACAGACAAATCGTTGATGAATTACAGACAAAGCTGGCCGGTGACAGTGATACCGAAGAAGCAAGATTTGTTGACAATGTTGCCCATGCTGTAACTCATTTTGCAACCTTGGGAGATTCTAATGTTGAGCTAGTTGATTTTGCAAAAGGCGGCTTTAAGATTTTAAGATTCAAAAATCTTCAATACAAGTTAAGGAACATTGATTTAACTGCTTCATATATTGGTACCAAAGCTAGACCGGAAATCAGTATTCATGATGTTGAGAATCCTAAAAAAGAATTAATATCAATACGTTGCAAAATTGAAAACAGACCGTCTGGGCCTTACGTGAGAAACATTATAGAAAAAGGTCCTTTATTAGAAGAAATAACCAAAGTCCAAGAACGCGATTTTAAAGAGTTGGAGACACCTGACCCTGAGAAAACTCGAGTTCAAATCAAACATCCTGGTAGAAAAGCTGTATCAAGAGATAAAGATACTACCCCCCGTCAAAAACGCGATAAGTAAAACTATGTCAAGACCTACTTTAGAAGTGACAACCATGATTGGTTGTCCGTTAATGTGTAACTTTTGTCCTCAAGATAATCTCAGAGATGCATATGGCCGAGATGATCCCAAATACATGAGTTTAGAAACTTTCAAAACTGCCGTAGACAAATTACCATGGGATACCAGAATAGACTTTAGTGGCATGGCCGAAGCCTGGGTGAATCCTGATTGTACTCGAATGTTAGCATATGCCCTAGAACGTGGGCATGATGTTGCGATTTATACCACTTTGTACAATTGGGATAGTACAACTGTTGATGAAGTCAGTGACTTATTAGTCGAATACAAAGATCAAATCGAAGTATTTTCAATTCACTTTCCTGATGAATATGGTAACATGCGTGGATGGAAATATAGTGAAGAATGGGAATATGTGTTTAGAGCCATGAGCAATATTGTACAATATCTTGGTATCAAACTAGAAGCCATGACCATGAGCAACCATGGAAAAATACATCAAGATCTACAGCATTTAGGAATACAGTTATACAACTGGTTTGGACATAATAGAGCTGGTAGTCTAAATAAAGAACAAGTAAAGGATCAACCAGTAAATTTTGTTCTCAAACATGAAAAGCCTGTAGTATGCGGCAAAGCGGAGAAATACGATCAAACGGTCCTGTTACCAAATGGTGATGTTGTACTGTGTTGTATGGATTACGATAACAAACATGTTCTTGGAAATTTATTAACTCAATCTTATGAGGATTTGTTTACTGGAGCCGAAATGCAAATGATTTTAACAGAAAATGCAAAAACTTGCTATTCAAGTAACAGTTTATGTAAAAGTTGCACAGATGCTCGCGTAGTTGACTTTGCCTAATCTATCCTGTATAATAATATGAAAATATATATTGCAATGGCCGAAACTGAAGACGGTAATCGTATTATGGAAAATGCCTACCGTACAAGATCGGCAGCCGAAAAAGCAGCACAAGCAATGGCAAAAGATTTGACAGAAGGTGCCAAATGGAAAGTGTTGCCAATTATTGAGGACATGGATTTAATTGATGAATGAAAAACAACGTGAAATACTTGTGATTACGCAAGAAGAATGTGCCGAAGTAATACAAGAAATTTCTAAAATTTTTAGATTTGGTATCGATCAACAACATAAAGATGGAATGATGCATAGAGAAAAATTAGAGCAGGAAATAGGTGATGTTTTGTGTATGATCAATTTGCTCACAGCACATGGATTAGTTAGACCCGAAGCAGTTACACAAGCAGTAGAAAATAAAGCAAACAAACTGAAACAATGGAGCAAAATTTATGACTGAACTTTACCGCGGGTTGTTAGAAATTTTAGTCATGCGCTGCATTGAACAAATAGAATCTTTGCGAATTCATATTAGATTGCACAACTCGGGCTATTCACAAAATATAGACTTTGATATTGGTGTAACTGGTTTTTGGAATCTAATGTTAGAAACTGTTTTTACAATTTTTGCTATATTATTTTTGTTTACTGGTGTATGCTTGGCGGCAATGTTAGCAGTAGTATCATATCCGTTAGCTGCTGTCATTAACTACAGTGGTTGGTTGTTATCAAACACTAGAAATCCTACCAACGAAACGCCCACTATAATTAGGCAAGACAATGGCCAAGAAAAAAAGTAATGTAGCCAAAGGTCGTAATAGTTATGATGCCACCTTTGATAACTCACTGGTGGCATTTTTTAATAAAAATATTACACCATATGCTACCGAAGCAGGTGGTCCAAAATTTGATTTGATTCCTGTTGAAAAACAAAAAGACATTATGGTCAACGTTGCTCGCATGCATGCCGAGCAAGAATATAACCGTATAATGGATCTTGTAAATGTTCTAACAAAGCAGGCTGCAGAATTAAAACGTAGGTTAGAAATAACAGATGCAGTGCATGCCGCAAAATATGATTTTCAAGTCTATCACGGGCAGTGCTATTGGTTGTGTTTTGATAGTAAAATAGACAATACTAGACTATTGCCACTAGGTCCTAGTGATTGGACAACTGGTCCTCCTGACCATTACACGTACATTGCACGAGTAAAATGGCTAGGTGACTACACTTGGGTAGAAGTGCCTACCACACAAACGTCTGAGAATAATACTGAACAATCTTAGCCAACTCCACTTCAAAAATTGCATTTGGCCGCCAGCTCAACGATCGTAGTTTTTCGTCATTTATACTATACCTAACATCTTGCCCTGGTCTAGTAATATCTAAATTGAGATATTTGCTGTAATCATCTACAACGTTTTCACAAAACATATCAACTATCTGCATAGCAATTACAATGTTTTGTTCCTCGTGATTGCCGCTTATATTGTAAATTTCGTTCTGCACTCCGGCTTCAATAATTTTAATAACAGCACTAGCGGTATCGCTTACGTGCAACCATGTTCGTCTTGGTAGGCCTGCGTCGTGCAACGGAATAGCTCTACCCAGTTGTAGACTCTTGATACTCTTGGGAATAAACTTTTTGGGCATCTTGATTCTATGACGTTCTTTGATTAGATTTAACAGATGATGTACGCCATTGACATTGCTACGTAAAAAAACATCTGAACTTACAATACTATTGTCCACATGTGTCTCTGCTGCTGTATTGATGATATAGTCGCAGTCATACAACATATCTAAATCGTTTATATCTGATTCTATAAACTTAAAACGTGAGTTTTTGATCAAATCCGGTAAAAATTGAACGTTGGCGGCATAGGTTTTTTTGTCTACACCAATCACATAATATCCGTTATCTAAACATGCCTGTGCGACATGATAACCAATAAAGCCTAAACAGCCTGTTACATAAACTATTTTTGTTGTCATATTTTTCTTGTCAAATTGAGATATTCTGGATATTCACTGTTGATAAATCTTTCCCATATGTTTTCCAAATCAACTATACTACCTGGTTTGAATAATCCAATATACGGTAGTGCCTCTAGTACCAATTCGTCGTCGTGCGCCCAGTGACTTACACCGTCGTGACTGTAATCACGGTCACGTCCACTGCCAATCAGTTTAACTGGTATCTTTTCGTAGTTGACATAATTACGCAAAAATTCAAATGGGCGATATAGTAAAAAACTACTCATTGAATAGCAAACAGGCCTGAGGCCTTCGTTGGCCATGCCAATGGCAACACCAATCATTAGTTGTTCAGCTGCGCCTACATTATAAAAACGATCAGGAAAAGCGTTTCTAATTGGATCCAGTATACCAAATCCAAGATCGGCAGTGATAACACGAATGCTAGGATCTTCCGCCATGCTGTTTAATAACAAAGTTGCACATTCTTTTCTCATTGTGTTATCTCCGCATAATCTTCTGGCTTAAGAACATAGTAATGTGTAAGTAACTCTTGAGCAAACGACCACTTGGGTGGGTCGCTGAATCGTAAATTGATTCTTGGTAGAAACGCTTTTAGTCTTTGCGCCAATTGGTTTGTATCAATCATGTCATACGCTCCCATGCCGTTTAAATTAGCATAAACATGCAAGTTATCAACTTGATTATCATTGATAAAACGCAGAGCTTCCCATATAGATCCTTCGGCACACTCACCGTCACTGATCATGCACCAAACGTTTTTGTTTGGAGTAGCTAGTGCATGACCAACTGCAATAGGTAATCCGGATCCTAAACTACCAGTTGAACAATACAAATGATTTTCGAGATCTCTGCCAGGATGAATACCATGTTTATGTAGCATAGCTACAGGATCTACACCATAATACTTTTCTAGTATTACATATAATGCAAGACCAGCATGTCCATTACTCAAAATAAACACTTCATCGTGTTTACGTTGATTATAGATTTCCTCAAGAATTGGCAAAGCACTTAGTGTAGAACTTAGGTGACTAAGTCGTTCTTGATAAGTTATGTCGATTATTCTTTTTTCTAGTAGATTCATTGTTGAAAATTAATTTTAACAGATACTGCGTCACCACCAATACCACTGCTATGCACGATATAGTTTTTGTATTCTTGTTCGAATTGATCAAAAGCCTTTTTAACACCTTCGATAGCTAAATCGTCAAATACAATTATTCCTTGGCGTGTTTTTTTAATTAATTCTACACTTAACTTGTAATCATTTACAACATCATCATAATGATGACTTCCATCAATTAGAACAAATGAAACATTCATCTCAATGGCTTTTTGTTCTGTAAAATTATTAAAAAAATCTACACTGGTCATTTCAAAATGTTCAATATTACTTAAATTTTGTGTGCAATTTAAGAAACTTTGTTTTTGTGAGTCTAATTTATTGCCACGTTTTTGAGCTGATGTTAGTGAAGTGTATCCATCCTCAATAAAAGGATCAACTGCGTAACATTTTTTATCTTTGTATTCTGTGGCAACTCTAACAAATCCGTCACCATCAAACACGCCTATTTCTAAATAGTTTCCTTGATAATCTTTTAAATCATTACAAATGTATTGGTATAGATGATTTCCTAGTGGCATATTATTTCCAGGCGAACAATTGATCGTGAATGACCAATTCTGTTTGATACCCGTGGCGTTGAAACAGTTCAGAAAGTTGTTGCCTGTTGGATTCTAAGTTACCGGGCCATGGTTGCTTTGCTACATCGGTTTGGTGAACTTCAACGAACCAAAATTTTACCTTGTGAGCTATTGGTCCCAGAGTGGCATCTGTGAGTGCCTGCATTTCAGATCCTTCAATATCACACTTGATAAAATCTACATGATCTAATCTTTGCATGTGTAGCAACGTTTCCAGCGTCATACATTGAACTTGAGTTTCTACGCCATTGCGATCCAACATGCTGTTGGTTGTGCTATTTTCATTGATGAAAAAACTAATCATTTCATTATGCGGACCAATAGCCAATTGCAATGGTGTGATTTGTTCGTGATCCTTGACTATTTCTTTCATCACATTAAACGTAGATTGTGCTGGTTCTACAGCAATTAAAGTTTTACAACTATCAGCAGCATATAGACTAAACAAACCACAGTTGGCACCTAGATCAATCACGGTCATGTCTGTTCTGCCAGCAAAAATTGGATCATACATTCGATCTTCATTGATTTGCTTAAGAATAACATCTGTGTAATTCTCAGGATTTGTAAACCAGTTTGTTACTTCAGTATTGTCACTGCTGTACAAAAAATCTTTGTGTTGACTGGTTTTAATTAGTTGTTCTATCATATTTTGCCTTTAATAAAAAATCTTGAATTCCTGTTTCTAAATCATATTCGCACATAAAGCCTAACATATTTGATTTCTTGGTGTCACATACCCAAATGTTATTTTCAAAAGCTTTACGCATTTCTGCTACTTTGGCCACTGGTGCTGTTTTTTGTGTTACGTTTTCCCATAAATCTAACAAATCAAAATTGCTTGTTTGCGCCCCACTTCCGAAGTTAACAATCTCTCCCGGGGCAAGATTCCATTCCTGAAGAACTAGGTCTATACCTCTCACAAAGTCATTGATATAAATGAAATCATGATAACCTTGATACAGTGTCATAGGTTCTTGGTAATTGAATGCTCTATACAATCTAGGAAATAGTCTATGTGAACGTTCTCCAGGACCATAAACGCTGTAAGGACGAACTATCCAAATTGGCAAGTTATGTAGCCTGGCCCAACCTTGGCACAATAATGTTGCCGCACCTTTGGTTGCTTGATAGAAGTCTACGGGCTTCAGCAGTTCGTCTTCGGCAGTTGCGTGATCAGTCGGGCCATACTCGCTGCTAGAACCAATCTGCACAACACGACACCGTTGATCACATTGTTTTGTATATTCTAAAATTGTTTGAACCATTGATATGTTTGGCTCAAACATAAATTCATAATCATAAATTTCAGCAGCTGAATTAATAATGGCGTCAGGTTTAAATTTTCTTAGACTTTCGTAGAGGTATTCATATCTACGAAATGAATATACTTCGTGACCACGTTGAGTGTAATAATGTACTAGGTTTTGTCCAACAAAACCAGTAGCGCCTGTTATAAAAATTTTCATCGAATAACTAACGGTAAGTGTGTGGTAGCTCGTTGAATTCTAGTTGGCTTGTAAGTTCCCGGCCAATGTACTATCCAGTCACCTGTTTCCCATGCACCACTATTACCAAAGATATCAAATCTAGCATCACAGTAGTCATAAATTTCGGGCTCGTAACTGTTCATATATTTTTGTGGAACAATTTTAACAATGTCTTGATATTCTTCAATAGTATCAATGATAACTTGCTGTTCGGCCCATTCAACGTCTTGATATTCTTTTTCTTTGGCTATAATCATTCTGAGATACATACAACCTTCATGACTGTTACGAACCAAAAAGTTACCTGAATTAAGATTGAGTCGATCAACGGGCACAATAAAATGGTAGTTGTTGTCGATTCGATCTTCAATTCGAATAGTTTGGTTGGTAATCATAGCATCGCATTCCGAAAACAACAACCATTCAATTTCAGGATGTCGATTAAAAATATCTAATGCAAAATGAATTTTGTTAAAACCTGTAATTGTGCTATACTTCATTTCAGTAAGCACATGAAATTGATATCCGTGTCTATCGCAATATTCTTGTTTTGATTGATCAGTTAGTGCAGCCAAATCACTATAATTGGCGTCATGTAAGCTTGCAACGGCGTGCATAGTTGTCCTTGAAATTCAATGTAAGGTATTTATTATACTAAGTATTCACATGAAAATCTACGATTGTTTTACATTTTTAAATGAGTTTGATTTATTAGAACTGCGATTGCGTGAACTTTATGATCACGTTGATTATTTTGTTTTGGTTGAAGCTAACAAAACATTTCAAAATAAAGATAAAGAATTATATTTTTGGAAAAATAAGGATCAATTTCTTCCGTGGATGGATAAAATTGTTCATGTACCGGTTTTCGACATGCCTGTTGATACTGATACCTGGGGCCGTGAACGTTTTCAAAGAGACGCCATTAAAGGCGGAATGATAGGCGCCGAACCCGATGATATAATTATGATTGGTGATATTGATGAAATACCCAGAATAGAAACTATAGTAACATTGCGCACAAGCTCCCAAAGTATTTGGGGATTTAGAATGCCTTTGTTTAACTTTAAATTTAATTATATGATGTACACTCAGGACTACTACACAGTTTGGTCCGGAGCTATACGTCTAAGTCTTTTAAATAGTCCAGAAGATTTTAGACGTATGAGACATGTGTTAAATCAATGCCCATTAAACTTCAGAGATGAAAATGTTCAAATTATCGAACACGCTGGCTGGCATTTTACATATTTAGGCAATGAAGATTTTGCAAAGTCTAAAATACAAAGTTTCGCACATGACGAAACTAATCGGCCAGACATACTTGACCAATTGGATATCGAGGATAGTATTCGTCGTGGTGTAGGTATTATTCGAACTAACGAAGATTATCGTTTTACTCCAGTTGCAGTAGATGACTACTTTCCTAAAACTATTATCAATAATTTAGAAGAATATAAAGATAAAATTATTCAAGACATAGGTACTACAAGTGCTAGACAATACCTTCCTGCCATGCTATAATACTAATTCATCCTGGAGGTTCCTATTATGTTTGAGTCAATTGAAATTCGCCAAGTGGCAAATGGTTTCATTGTAACAGTTAATCTTGAAGACGAAACTAGAGAATATGTATTTGATACTGCCCGTAAAGCAATGAGTCATATCAAGCAATTTATTGCACCAAAAGCAGGCGAATAAATAGTTTTATTCAACAATTATTGAGGATTCATGTCAAAAAAAGTATTAATCACTGGCGGTGCTGGATTTATCGCGCATCATGTAATTGATTTAGTTTTAAGAACCACAGACTGGCATATCATTTGTTTAGACAGATTAGACATCTCTGGCAATTTAAACAGACTACATGACATGCTACAAGATCATGATGCCAAAATGGTCAGCCAGCGTCTACGTATTGTATTTCACGATCTCAAAGCCGAAATTAACAGCCAAATTGTACACGACATTGGACCAGTAGATATCATCCTACATCTTGCTGCTGGTAGTCACGTAGATCGTTCAATTGCCTATCCTATGGAGTTTGTACAAGACAATGTTGTGGGCACTGTTAACCTATTAGACTATGCAAGAAAAAATCATCCTAATCTGGAACGCTTTGTTTACTTTTCCACCGATGAAATATACGGCATTGCACCGCCTGGCGTGGCTTATAAAGAATATGACCGATACAACTCAACTAATCCCTATTCTGCTAGCAAAGCGGCTGCAGAAGAGTTCTGTGTTGCATATGAAAACACTTACAAGATGCCTATTGTCGTTACGCATACAATGAATGTGTTTGGTGAGCGACAACATCCGGAAAAGTTTATTCCGGCTACTATTCAAAAGGTAAGAGATGGGGAAACAGTCATCATACACAGTGATCCAACGCGAACCGTGGCTGGTAGTAGAATGTATATCCATGCCAGAGATGTTGCTGAGGGTCTTATGTTCATACTCGGCCTCGAGAATTATCGTCACCAAGGGGATTACGGACACGCACACTGCCCCAAGTTTAATCTTGTCGGTACTGAAGAAATTGATAACCTTACCCTAGCACAAATGATCGCAGCAGCAGTGGGTCGAGAACTCAAATATGAAATGACCGATTTTCACAGCAGTCGCCCTGGGCATGACATGCGTTATGCACTAGACGGCGGATTATTAAAATCATTGGGGTGGGAACCAAAAATTAAATTAAGTGAGCGTATTAAGGAAATGGTCGAGTGGACACTAAAAAATGAAAGATGGTTGCGTAAATGATCAAACACTGTTTTATAGTTACAAGTGCAGTAAATAGCAAATTTGGAATTTATAGCCCAGAAGAAAGATTAGCTCAGACTGTAATTACATTACAGAACATTAGATTTAAAGTGCCTGATGCCAAAATCGTTGTTATGGAATGTGCTGGTACACCGATTAGTTCTAACCAAAGTCAAACACTAGAGGACAACTGCGATCTTTTAATAGACTTCAGCAATGACCTAGATGTTCGTGCAATTTATCAAAGCGACAATTGGGACGTGGTTAAAAATTCAACTGAGATAATGTGTTTTGGTAGAACTTTACGTATTTGCAAAAATGACGGAGACTTTATAGGATACGATAGAATTCATAAAATGTCCGGTAGATATATACTAAATGATGATTTTGATTTAGGCATTTACGAACAATACCCCGACCAAATCATCATTGGGCCAAAACATTCAAGTCAGTTTCCGTTACATGTAACCGGAATTGAATTACAGTACATGGCTAGATTATGGTCGTGGCCTGCTGCTCAACTTGATACCGTAATTAAAGTTTACGAAGATAGTCTAGCTTATATCGGCAACCGTGTAAGCCAAGGCGGTTACGCAGATATTGAACATGTGTTGTATAAATTTTTACCGCAAGAATTAGTAAAAGAAATTCCTTTACTAGGTGTTGAGGGCTTTATTGCCCCGAATGGTGTGCCTATCAAAAATTAATATGAAAAATTGCATAGAACTAAATGAATGTTTAGCCTGCGGTAGTACTGATCTCAAATTAGAATTAAATCTTGGCGAGCAACCGTTAGCTAATAATTTTTTATCTAATCCTGGTAAAAATGAAACTTATCCATTGGCAGTAAACCGTTGTACTGCGTGTTGTCACTTACAATTAACTCATGTGGTAGATCCTGAAATTATCTATCGAGACTACGCTTATGTAAGTGGTACAAGTCAAACGTATTTAGATTATATGCGTTGGTTCGCCAAGTGGTGTAGAGAGTACTCAGATCGTTGGCGAGGGCATGTATTAGACATTGGTTGCAACGATGGTAGTCAACTTGATGCCTTTGCTAGTTTAGGATTCAACACATACGGAGTAGACCCGGCAGAAAATTTATATGCAACAAGTTCTGCAAAAGGTCATCGAATAGTTTGCGGATTTTGGGATAAGAAAAGTATCAAACAACTAGCACATGACAGGTTTGACATCGTAGTTGCTCAAAATTCATTTGCACATAATCCTGATCCAGTCAAGTACCTAAAATTGCTTGCACCATTAATGAAAGAAAAGGGATTATTTTTTATACAAACTAGCCAAGCAGACATGGTACGTAATGGAGAATTTGATACCGTATATCATGAGCATGTTAATTTTTATAACATCAACTCAATGTATGAATTGGCTCGCCGGGCCGATATGTATCTAGTAGATGCTGTTAAAACTCCTATACACGGAACCAGCTATGTGTTTGTATTAAGTACCAGCAATTTAAAACCCAAACATGTTAAGAATCTGTTAGCAATGGAGTCAGATTTAATGAATCCAAAAGTTTATTCTCGTTGGGTAAGTGTGGCAGAGGAAATTAAAAACGATTTTGCTGCTACTTGTCACGAATACAGAGAATCAGGATATCGACTAGTAGGATACGGTGCTGCTGCCAAGGGAATGACACTATTAAACTATGCACAAGTTGACCTTGATGTTATAATTGATGATAACCCTTTGAAACAAGGAACATATAGTCCGGGTAGAGATATTCCTGTTGTTAGTTCAGATTATCTCAATGAATTAACAGATAAAGATCGCGTCTTATTCATTCCCTTGGCATGGAATGTTTACACAGAAATAAAATCTAAGATATGCAGTGTGCGACAAATGCCCGACGATAGATTCCTCCGTTATTTCCCTGAGGTAGAAGTTGAATATTGAAAAACCAACACAGATTTTAGTACGCAGGCGTGCAGCACTAGGCGACGTAATTATGAGCACCGGAGTGGTACGCGAATTAAAAAACAGATACATTTGTGATATTGATGTCGCAACAGAGTTTCCTAATGTGTACGATAATAATCCTCATGTGAGGGCAATTTATCATACCAGTGCCATGCCAGACCCTTCTACATATGATCTATATATTAATCTGGATGATTCCTACGAAAATAATCCTCTCAATCATTACTTGGACAGTTATTTCTATCGTGCTTTTGGAACATCAACGGTGGATAATCAAGAACCAGAACTGTTCACGTCAAATCAAGATGCAGAAATAGTTAATAATTTTTTTCAAAATAACATTATTGACGAATATATAGTTATTCATATTAGACAATGGTACTGGCCTTTAAAAAACATGTCATGGGATACTTGGTATAAGGTATTTGAAATCTTGTTTAATGTACGTACAGATTTTAAGATTGTTTGTGTAGGTACAGTACAAGATGGGTTCGTAGAACACCCACTGTTTGTCGATGCCAGAGATAAGTTAAGCGTACAACAACAAAAATTATTAATGGATCACGCTCGTTGCTTTGTTGGCATCGATAGTGGCCCTTATCACATCGCCAGTGCTAGTGAAACAACAATGATTTCACTGCACACACATTTACTGCCAGATCGAATTTTACCTAAGCATAAAAATGCTGTTCCTATTTTATCAAGTGTGGATTGTGTAGGTTGCAATGATTATCAACAAAGACCAGTGAGCCAAGTTGTATGCAAACACGGCGATTTCCGTTGTAAGGATAATTTTGATGCAGAAAAAATTGCAAACAATATTTTGGAACTATTATGATATTTAGACACTCGGGCACATTTGGAGATTTAATCTACAGTTTATCTGTAGTTAAGAAAATGGGCGGAGGTACATTTGCTATCCATATTGAGAATTTAGAAAAGTGTGTGGCACAATATGGCTATAGACCAGACGAAGTAGACCCTGCACATAAGGGTAGATTTCGTAATGCCGATTTTGACATGCTGAGACCTTTGCTGAGTAGACAAAGTTATATCAAATATGTGACATTCTGGACCGGTGACCACGAGGTAGATCTAGATAGATTTCGCGGCGTGCTATTTAGAGGTTTCGAAGGCAACTATGTGGAAGCATATTATCGAACATTTAATTTGCCATTTACTCCAGAAGTCTACAACGAAACTTGGTTAGAAGCAGATCCTGTTCGAGTGGCACCTATTGTTATTAACAGAACATTTAGATACCGTTGCCCACAAGGCAATGGAAGTTGGCAAAATATCTTGGCGCAGTCTGACATTGTAAACAACGGCATCTTTGTAGGTACTCCGGAAGAGCATGAAGATTTTGTAAAGGTCACTGGATTTGCCGTAAAATATCATCCCGTGCGGGACTTTAAACAAATGGCAGACATTATAGCCGGTGCAGATTTGTTTATGGGCAATCAAAGTGCTGCCTACAGTATTGCCATGGGACTAGGCAAAGCCTCAGTACTTGAAACAATCAAAATCAAACCTTTAGCCAACAACGAATGTTATTTTCCTAGAGACAACTGTCAATATTTTTAATGAAAATTTTGTTAGTAGGCGACAACGGTATTGATCAATACCAATTTGGAACAGTGACTAGAATAAGTCCTGAAGCACCTGTACCTGTGTTAAACTATACACACACCGTAACCAAACCAGGCATGGCAGCTAATGTTCAAGACAATTTAGAAAAGTTAGGTTGTGAAGTTGACTTTGTACATGGTGTCAAAACCTGTATCAAGGCTCGAGTAATCGATAGCAAGACAGGTCAACATCTTGTCAGGATAGATCAAGACATTCCTAGTAAAGCCGTAAAAATTGACTACACCAACATAGATCAGTATAATGCTATTATTGTTAGTGATTACAACAAAGGTTCAATAGAGTATGAAACTGTCGAAGCTCTTCGCAAGAATTATTCGGGTCCGATATTTGTTGATACAAAGAAAAGCGACTTGGCCCGCTTCGAGGGATGTTTCGTCAAAATCAACCAAGTCGAATTTGAAGCTGCTAAAACATATCCTACTGACCTTATTGTTACCCTTGGTCGGGATGGTGTAAGATATAAAGAACACCGGTTTTCTACTCCACAAGTAGAGGCGTTTGATGTATGCGGAGCAGGTGATACTTTTTTGTCTGCTCTCGCATACAACTACGTTTTATCTTCGGATATACTAGCTGCTATTAGATTTGCTACTCGAGCAGCCAGCGTGACTATTCAACACATTGGTGTGTATAGTCCTTCATTAGCAGAAATAGAACAAATATGACAAGACTAGAAGGTTATGTAGAAAAAGGTTGGGGACATGAATTAATATGGGCCACTAACGAAAAATATTGCGGCAAGATGATGCACTTTAATACCGGTGCCAAGTTCAGCATGCACTTTCATCGAGAAAAAGAAGAAACATGGTACGTTCAATCTGGTCAATTTGTTGTACGTTGGATTGACACCAAGACCGCCGAACAACATGAGCAGATATTAGTTGAAGGTGCAGTATGGCATAATCCACCTTGCATGCCACATCAACTGGTATGTTTACAAGAAGGTACTGTAGTAGAAGTTTCCACACCAGATTCTGTAGAGGACAATTATCGTGTACAACCTGGGGATAGTCAGAAGAGTAATAGTTAACGGTACCTTTGATATCTTGCATCGCGGGCATATTGAAATGCTCAATTTTGCTCGAAGTCAAGGAACCTATTTGTTAGTGGCCATTGATAGTGATCGTCAGGTACGTGAATTAAAAGGCGACAGCCGTCCAATCAACAATCAAGAGGATCGTAAATTTCAACTTGAAAATCTAAAGGCAGTAAACGCTGTTTGGATTTTTGACACACAGGAAGAACTAGAGCACATCTGTAAAATCTATAAGCCACATTTAATGGTAAAAGGTAGCGATTATCAAGGTCGACCAATTACAGGCCGCCAGTATTGTGATGAAATTAAATACTACGAACTAGTAAAAAATTATTCAACGAGTAAAATAATTGAAAATATTAATAACCGGAAGTAGAGGCTTTATTGGGAGCCACGCAGTAAGTTTTTGGCACAAATTGGGCGACCACGAAATATATACCTATGAGTGGGAAGAACGCACACTACCAAGAATAGAAGGACTAGACTGGGTATTTCATTTTGGCGCTATTAGCAGCACTACTGAGCGTGATGTCGCTCGGGTAATGCGACAAAATTACGATTTTAGTGTGTGGCTTTACGAGGAATGTAGAAAACATGACGTCAATCTTCAATGGTCAAGCTCTGCGAGCGTGTATGGCCTTGGCCAGGATTTTAGAGAGTCCGCACCGGTTGATCCGCGAAGTCCATATGCGTGGTCAAAATATCTCTTCGAACACTATGTACAACATCATCCGACACATGTTCGGTGCCAAGGATTTAGATACTTTAATGTCTATGGTGCTAATGAAGCCCACAAGGGTAGTCAAGCCAGCCCGTATCATCAATTCAGTATTCAAGCACAATCCACTGGAATTATAAAAGTGTTTGAAGGCAGCGAAAATTTCCGTAGAGATTTTATTTCAGTAGATCATGTGTTGGGAGTACAATTTCAATTTATCAATCAAGACATAGATGAAAACGGAATTTGGAACATTGGTACAGGTACCACTAGAAGTTTTAAAGAAGTGGCTGAAGGTATTGCCAATCAATATGGGGCATTGATTGAACAAATACCATTTCCTGAACATTTAAGCCACAGTTACCAAACTTATACTTGTGCAGATTTGACAAAATTAAAAGAGACTCTTAATGTTTTTTGAGATTTGTAATTCTAAGCTAGATAATTTTCCTTATAATTATCAACACAACAATTTGTTCATTAATTTAGATCACGGTTGGAAAACAGCCTACGATGAACACGGAAACACTATATTTTATAAAGGGTATTTAGACAAAGGCAATATAGAAGATTTTATTTTGGACATAGCTCGTCAAGAAGAGCCTTTTCTAACAGGAAACTTTTGTTTGATCAAATGTTTTAATCAAGGTGTCACTGTCAAGACTGATAGGTACCGAAGTTTTCCAATGTATTATAACAAAGTCTGTTTGACAAATCTTCACGGAGACGGAGATTTGATACACACAGACAGCTTTGTTATGTTAACAGACAATTTGGAAAAAATTGAGTCTAAGTTTGTTTTAGTTGATAGCAAACATTTTGAAAATTTATCATTTGATGACTGTGTAACAAAAGTTGATCATATTATAAAACTCAAACTTGAAACGTTTTTCAAACATCATTTATTGCCACTAAACGTCTTTCTTAGTGGAGGGATTGATACAACCACATTGTATTCATATGTTTTAAAATTAAATATACCCCACCAATTGGTAAACTATTTCCATACAGATTTAGATTACTTTTATTTAAAAAATCATTATACATTATCTAATTTTTGGGGATTTGGGCAAATACACCATTGGTCAAAGCCGTGTATTTTGATGTCTGGTGCACCTGGTGATGAATTTACAGCAAGAAGTCCTACTACTGCAAATATGCTATTGAGGTATTATGATACTGGTATTGATGAATTATTACCTGACTATAAAAATAGTTTACACTACTTGTATTTTTCAAGATATATAGATCTTTTCAAGTCTCAAAACAAGCTTAAGTATGAAACACTGAGCCAGGTCATACAAGAATGTTCTAACATGATTGTAAACGATTACCAGCACTGGCATTTGGGCCATACAATGGTTTATACTCCTTTTAGAGATCTTGAAATATTTGAAACAGTGGCTTCGATGGGCAAACAAGATCTTATAGATCAAATTTTTGATAGTACTGTTCAAAAAGAGTTAATAAAGAGAAACGCTCCTCATTTGTTAAACACTCTTTCTACCAACAAAAATACCGGTAACTTCCTGGAAAATTTGACTAATATATATACGTAGCCACCTCTGGACAATACTGTCTAATATCTATTCCTTTGACATGGTCCATTTTAGTAACAAAGTCTTTGAATTTCTTCCAATTATTTTCGTCAAACTCAAATTGTTTTAAATTGCCAATAGTTGTGGCTATTGCATTAACGGCATTGTGTTTTTGATTTTCTTCTATATTTGCCTTATCTAATTTGTCAACAAGTTTTTCAAGTTTGGCTATAACTGGTTGTCTATGTGTTTTGGGTATTACTGATTCGTTGAAGTGGGGTTCATAAACCATACCAAAGGTAACCAAGCTGGGCCAATCGTCTATTAATAGTTCTATCAGTTTGTCTAAGTAATAATAATTGTAAACAGACTGAGTGATATTAACTCTTACATCTACATTTTCTAGTTGACGTGACTTGTTAAAATTAGAACAAACTTGATTCCACTCTGTGCCAAACCTTATGTATTCAGCAGGTTTACCTATTGCATCCAAACTAAAAACTAAAGTAATTTTGTTTTTGGTTTTTTCAAGTAAATCAAATTTGATATTGGATCCATTTGTAAATACCATAAGTTCTGAATTGGTATTATTGTGCCACCAATCTAAAAAAGCCAAACAGTTTTTATCATAAAATGGTTCGCCTCCTAGTAGCACCACAGACTTGATCCTATGTGATATAGGCTGCAAGAAATCAAAGTTGTTAAAATTAAATTTTTGATTAGTATCTACTGATGAAGAATATTCTTTTTTTTCTAATTTTATTTGTGCCTGTCGGTAATATTCGCTGACTCTGCTACTGGCAGCTGGCCAACAAGTTTGGCAAGCAAAGTTACAGACAGACCCAGGTCTAATTTCGAGAGTGATGTCGTCGTTGCCATACGCAGCATAAGAACTTGCTGCATTCAATCTCATGCTGTCTGATCTACCCTGTGTTTCTGATTCTTGACAGAAAGAACAATTCTTGGGCCAGATATCTTGACTCAGTAAATGTTTTGCGTGTTGAATATCTTTATTTTTGTGCCATGTAACTAAATTTACACGTTCAAGTTGATGAGTTGACTTATAGTTTTCATCAAATTGCCAGGTACAACACGGCTTTACCGTTTCTTGGTAAGCAATTGCTAACCCATGATCCAAAAATTTACATTCCATAGTTGACAACTATATTTAAGTTATATATAATAGCATACTATGAAATACTTTGCATACGGAATGAACACCAATTTGGCGGAAATGAGCCGCCGCTGTCCAACGGCTGCGAGTCTAGGCGCTGCTTGGATTGACAACTACGAATTTGTGTTCCGCACTCACGCCGACATCGCTCAATCCGCAGGCAGCATTTGTTATGGAGTGCTTTGGGATATATCTAAAAAAGATCTAAAGGCGCTCGACGCACTAGAAGGATATCCTTACTACTATACTAGATTTCGTGTACGTGTTAATCTAGGTGATCATTTTATGTATGCACTCACATACCAAATGAACGATCAAACCTATATACAACAACCCAGCAGAAGCTATTTAGAAATGGTTCGCGAAGGTTATCTACAAAATGCCGTACCCACCAACCAAATTGACCAAGCTATAAATATGGTATGCTTATCTCAGGATTGGAACAGTGGGCGGCGATCCGGGCACAAGACAAAAAAATCCTCCAATTTGGCGATTTGTAAGAAAATTATAAAGATAGCAACAATTATTGTTAAAATTGCAACCATTGACCATAATTGCTCCTTTTGCTATACTGTAACTGTAGTAAAAGAGAAAGGAGAACAATATGCCCCAAGTTAAAAACCCTGGTCCTCTTTTTAAAGTTACAATGACCGAATATGAGCGTGGTTACGGGCAGCGCCCAATGGGAGAACGGTGGTTTAACACCGAGCAGGATGCTAAGGCTTTCTGCGATGAATATAACAGAGATCCCGGAGACCCGGACTGTTTCTACCGTGCAAGTTATCAAAAGGTTGCTTGATTAGCAACACGCAAAACGGTTGCTCAAAAAGAACCGTTTTGTTATACTGTAGGCTAAGTTAAACAAAAGGAGCACACGATGGCTTATATGTCACAAGAGCACAAGGCTAAACTAGCACCCACTATCCGGGCTATTTGCAAAAAGTATGGCGTCAAAGCCAGCCTAAGTGTGCGTAATCACAGCACCTTGGTACTAACGGTCAAACAAGGCACCATTGACTTTTATGCGGATTACGGCAACTCTGAAAAGGCTAGACAATTTGGTATCCAGGTCAATCCCTACTGGTATCAAGATCACTTTGTGGGTCGCAGTAAAGAATTCCTAAGTGAAGTGATTCCGGCCATGTATGGCCCGGATTACTTTGACGAATCGGATGCACAAGTAGATTACTTCCATTGCTCGCACTATATTGATGTGGATATTGGCAAGTGGAATCAACCGTATGCATTGGTAAAATAAAGGAGATAGCGATGTATGTAGCACAAGATTTTGGGTCAGTCCGTATTGTACACGATGGCTCACCGTTTGATACAGCCTATGATGTAAAAGTAGAATGGCTCGTAGATGGCAAATGGGAATTGTATCACGGTTTTAACAGTCTAAGCGATGATTATGCTTTTACTAATAGTCGTGAGGCTGCAGGTCGTGCCGTTAAAAAACTAGCAGCCGAGGCCGCTGCGTTATTTGACTAACATGACGGCATTTTATATAATATTCATAGCATTCCATTTCTTTATGAGTGGAATGCTGACTAGTGCCATACTGACCAATAGCGTGGAGCATAGATCCAATCCTGTTAGGTTGTATGTGGTTGCCGTGTTGTGTTTTTTATTTGGACTTTACTTCTCAATTGCCTTGGTAGGATATAGCTCACAATGAACCAACGAATTGAAAAACTTTTCGAGCAGGCTTTAGAGGAATTCAAAGCAGAAAACAAATACGCAACCATTGTTGATCCTGATCCCTTGCAAAGAGATTTTGTAGAAAAGTTCGCCGAGTTGATTGTTCGGGAATGTGCTGATTTTATGTATAAAAATTATCCAAACAATCGCTATGAAGTGAATTACCTGCGTAAACATATGGGCGATCCCGATTGGAATAAACCAATTGAAAAACATTTCGGGGTTGATGAATGAACATCTTTGAAAAGGAATATGATGGCGAGAGCATCTATGATGTGCAACGAGATGTCATCGAAGCGTTTGATGCCAGATTTAATCCCATGGTAAAAGATATTCCACAAGGCGAATACGGATTTCAACTAGGCACGTTTACAGTAAGAATTGAATGGAGCAAGGAAGAATGAACGAAAGAATTCGAGAACTGGCTGAACAGGCTGGGTATTTACCGGACTCATTTGGTGTTGGACACTGGGATATGCCTGAGTGTAAAAAGTTCGCCGAGTTGATTGTGCGGGAATGTCTTAATGAAATTGAGTCCCAACGATCCAATGGTGAAAATGCTGATCAATGGACAATTACTCGAGATTTGTGTTATCATAATATGATGTCAGGATTAAAACAACATTTTGGAGTTGACCAATGAACGAACGAATCAGAGAACTTTCTCATGAGGCACAAAGATATGCTTTGAATAATACCACTGGTCCAGATTTGGCTGGTCTAAATGAATTATGGCAAGAAAAGTTCGCCGAGTTGATTATCCAAGAATGTATTGACTGTGCCCGAGGAGCAGGACTTGCTGATGATGTTGCTGTAAGGAATGGTCTTGGATTCAATGATGGCATTTCAGAGGCAGTTACGCATATGAAACAACATTTTGGAGTTGAAGAATGAACGAACGAATTAAACAACTTGCCGAACAGGCTGGTATTGAGTTACCAGACAGTTCAGCATATAATGGTCATATCTATAAGAATAGTCTTGAACGATTCGCTCAGCTGCTAGAGAAAGATATCGAAGCTCGACATTTTAGTGAGGGTTATCGCTCTGGACAATCGGATGGCATCAAAGAAACTGTAAAGCAATGTTTGTTCTTATGCGATCAGGTTGATCTTGCCGGTGCTGACGATTGTATTGATAATATCAAACAACATTTTGGAGTTGAAGAATGAAAGAAAAAGCGGAAGCAATGTGGACCGATCCTAGATTTCAATTACTAGCAGACCTTGATAGATTATTTGGCAGTAATAAAGTTTGGGGTGGTATGGAATGGGTATACTATCCAATTCTGCCTGAAAAGTATCGTCCCGTGGCAGAACGGATTCGTGCTGAGTTAGGCAAACTTTATGCGGAATATGGAGTTGAAGAATGAACGAACGAATTCGAGAACTTGCTGAACAGGCTGGAATCAAATTACCCGACGATTCAGCCTATAATGGGCATATCTATAGAAATA